AGCAAGAACTTGAGCGCGTCGTTAAGGTACGCCAGCGCGGCCTTGAGCTCCTGGGCGGTCGACGCCGACCCGACCGTCAGGGTTACCTGCTTGGGCCTGGAGCCAGGTTCCCCGTTGCCAAGCGGCGGGCACACCAGCTTGACGCACGCGGTGCCGTCGCTGAGGTGCTCAATGCGCCGGATGACCTTGTAGTTGAACCGCTCAAAGAGCTGCTGGCGAAGCACCTCAGCGGCCCAAAAGAACTCGTAGAACTGAGCGGTTGGGGTTGGCTCTGCCACGGCAACGTCAAGAGCGCCAATGGGCTTGAGCTCGGTGGTTGACGGGAGAACGTCAGTTAAGACGGGAAAATCTTCCATAGGGTGGCGGCCCTCGACAACAGTGCTGCCATGATCTTACAACGGCTTTAACGGAAAATAAACCCGCCCCCAGCGGCGGCCTAGAAGTAGCCCTCGAACCACTCCTGCCAGGTGCCCTGGAAGTTAGCTGGCTGGTAGAACCAAAGCCCGCCGTTCTTTGCCCTAACGCTCACGCGCAGCTTGAGCTGGTAGAGGTCACCAACCAGCACGGGCGAGATCACGGTGATGAAGTGGGGGCCGGCTGGAAAGAGCACTAGGGTTCCCCGCTGGGGCACCAGCGAGAAGTTATAGACCGGGAACTCCAGCTTACCGCCAAAGACCTCGTGCCGCGGGTCAAGCGGGGGCTGCGAGTTGAAGTCCTTCAGCCAAACGTAGCCGACCAGGTCGACGTCGGCCACCTTCACCCACTTGCGCCTAACGTAGCGGCTGTTCTCGCACCCGGGCGGCTCAGCCGGCGCCTTGGCGTTTTCTGGGTAGTACTGGAGCAAGGGGCGCTCTAGCCCGCGGTACTGGCAGTCATACCGCTCCTCGAGCTGGTCGATGACGGCCTTGAACTGCTCCACGATGTGCTTTTCCCACAGGTCAACGTGGCGCTCTAGCTTGATCGGGTCCCCGTCAGGGTTCACGTCTGGGGCCTTAATAAGGTTGTCGTTGAGCAACCGCTCGCACGTGAGCGGCGACAGAAAATCCTGAACGATCAAGAAGGGGCTCTTCACCAGCTTCAACCTCGAAGTTCTAACCGCGGCGAGCGCTATTTAGCGCAGCTTGACGGCGTTGCTTGGATTAAGCTGGGCGTTTACCGTGCGCTCCACAAGGGCCACGTCCTTGCTGAGGTCCCCCAGCTCCTTCGCGATGTCCTTGTGGTAGCTGCGAAACTCAGGCACGGTCTGCTTGATCAGCTCGTCGAGGTTGTCAAGCTGCAGCTGCAAGCGATTAAGCTGCTCGATGATCTTAGCTACGTCAAGCTTAAGCTGCTGCGCGCTCTGCTGCGCAGTGGAGGCGTCTGCCTTGTTATCCACGCGAGCGTCGTTCAGGTCCTCGTTGAGCTCCCTGAAGGTATACTCAAACCGTTTGGTAAGGTCCGAGATCTCACTTAGCTTTTGGTCGAGCTCCTCTAGCTGACGCAGCAGCTGCGCGTCGTTCGCTCGCTGCCGTTCTGACAGGCTGTTGAGCAGGCGCTCTGCGTCTGCCGCCGTCATCAGCTTGTCAAGGCGCTGCTTAACGTCCTCCTGAAAGGCATGGTCCACGTGCGTGAAAAGCGACAGGAACCCGTTTTGACGGGTTTTTAGGACGTGCCGGAGCACAAAACGCACCACCATGAAGGAAGCCGTAATGATGATCGCTAACACCACGATGAACTCCGGAGCAGACATACCGTTGGCTAGCTGCTTCAAGAGCGCAAAAAGAATGTCCATGCTGTGTGCCTTGCCCCTACTGCTTTTCTTCTTTAGCAGCTTTGATGTTGTAGGTTTGCAGCTTTAGCAGCAGTTCATCAACGGCTTCTTGATCATCGGTGTAGCTTTTTACCGTGAAGTTATTTAGACCGTGCTGCTCGTTAAAGTACCGAGCTCTCGTGATCGTGGCGCTGAGATATACCTCAGCGGTGTGCGGAGCCGTGTCAAAGCCACAGACGCAGATGAAGGGTACTTGCTTCAGGTAGATGTTGTTGTTAAACTCGTGCAGCGCGAGGAGCAAGTGCTGCAGGTAAAGCGTGCATATCTCAGCAAGCGCGCCATATGCCCTGGCAGCATCTTTTGTCAAGCCATGGTGCAGGTGAAAGGCCAGCAGCGAGCGGCTGTAGGCGTGCACGCTGTTAATGAACTTAGCGAGCTTTGAGCTAAAGATGTCAGCATTCTCAGCGATAACTTCTTCTATCGCCTTAAAAACCTCGTTGAAGTCAAGCTGGATGGTAGCAGCAAAGTCAGCCGGGAGCGTGTGAAATGAGTTAACCAGAAAGGTTCGCTCGATGTGAAGCAGCCACGACGAGAACACATCATAGCTCAGGAGCAGCACCTCACGCACGTCATCCTTGAACTTAAATTCTTTTCTGGAAACCTGAATGAGCGAGTGCGCCTGCGCCGCCTTGAACTTGCTAAAGGCATCCGCGGAGGCAATCCTGAACATGATGTTGTTATAGGAATACGTGGCCTTCCTCACGCTAACGCCTCCAACGAATCCTTGTTAAAGAGGATGGTACCAGCCGGGTACTTTGCTGTTTCGGGCGTTGGCAAGAACCGCATACGCTGCAGCTTGTTGCCAACCGCGATGGTCAGCTCGATGCTGCCATCCTCTTCGGTTGGGAACTTGTAGGTCCAACCGTTCAGGGAGAACCCGACGCTGCCAGGCAGCTGCTCAGCGTGCTCAACCATTAGCTGCTGGGCTCCGTCTAGGCTCAGGCCAACCCTGAGCGGCTCCCTGTTAAGCTCAAGGGCCATGCACTCTCCTACCCAAGGCTCAGCCGCCTGGCAAACGCACTGGCCAACACAACCGCACGGGAGCAGCGGCGGTGGCAGCTCAACGGCCTGGGTGGGCTGCTCCGGCTGCACCGGCTCGGCAACCTTGGTCGGCTGGTCAGGCTCAGAGGGCAACAGGGGGAGCTCGCTGACGTCACCTTCAGCCCCGGCTTCAGCGTCGCGCTCAACGTCGCCCTCAGCTTCGGGCGGCAAGGGTGAAGAAGCAGCCGTAGCCGCCACTTGTGTTGCCCCTGCCAAAGCGGGCAGCTTAGCGTTGATGACAATGCACTCCCCAGCTGAAAGCGTTGTCAGCAGCGCGCCCAGCTCCTTGAGCTTGTCAGTGCAGCACTGTACCAACTCGTCGCCGCAACCATCGAGAACGATGGTGATGACCCGCGCGCTCATACGAAGTTATCCTTATGCGGGATGCCAGCCAGCTCCCGCAGGCGCTTAGCCACCTGGCCATTGCCTTGCTTGGCCTCGTCTTTAGCCTTAGCCTGCTCGATATAAATGGCCGGTGGCTGCACAGCAAAAGCCTCGCTGGCAAGGCTTACCTTATCAACGTAGACGCGGCGCCGGACCATGGCTTTGTACTCCTTGTTGTCGGCATCGAGCGCGAATACCTTAAAAAAGAAGTCAAAGTACGCAGCCTTGTCATCCTCGCTGACGAGCAGGGAGTTATCCAGGCTGACGGTGACGAAAGTATAACACGGCGCCTTTTCCTCAGCTGGCTCAAGCTTTGGTTGAGCCGCGGCGGGTGCCACCGGCTCGCTCACTGGGGTCAAGTTAATGACCGGCAGCACTGCCTCTTGTGTTACGTTATCGGTGTTCATGGCTCTTGTGCTCCTTTATGGTTGCTGCGGTTAGGGCTCTACGGTTAGCTGCGCTTCGAGCTGCTGGTAAAACTGCTCGGTGCGCGCTAAGAGCTCCTCGACGTGCTCAGCTAGCCTGACGTTGAACTCTTGCGGGAACCCGCCAGCGGACGTCATCAGGATCACCCCGTGCTGGATGTCCGTCCCAAACAACTCGTTGTGCATGATGGCGTATGCGGTCAGCTGCAAGCGGTAGTCGTTGATCCTGTCGCTACCCTTGAGCTTAGCTGACGTCTTAAAGTCAATGATGCAGGGGCGCCCAGCGTATACCCCGACGCAGTCCGTCCTGCCAGCCAAGCGGAGGGCATCGGAGTACAGCGGCACCTCGATGCCCCAAAGCTCCTGGATGCTGTTAAGCTTAAGCTTTAGCGCGTTGAACGCCGCCAGCGCGCTGGCGGCAACCCGCTCGCCAGCCTCAACTAGCGGTAGCCCCTTCAGGTACCGCTCAATCAGGAGGTGCACGGCGCTGCCATGGTCAGCCGCTGCCCGCGTAGCCTCGGTGGCCCGCGCGCCCAACGCGTCCCGCCAGGCCTGCAGGGCAGCTGCGGTAGCTTCTGGCAGCGTGTGGCTAAGCATGGTGGTCACCGAGGGGTAATAGTTACCGGCGGGCGTCTCGTAAAGCCGATAGCCCGCCACCATCACCGCCGGCAGCTGTGGGTACTGAAAGCGCCCCATGTGCTCCTATCTCAGGAGAACGCGTCCATGATCTTGTTGACATCAGCTGCCGAGATCAGCACGCCATCCGGGTACTTGGCGTCCTTCGCCTGCTTCACGGCGTACGCGCGGCGGTCACGGATAGGCACGAACACGTAACGGGTACCATCGCTGCCCTTAACGCTAACCACCTTTGCCTCCCCCATGCCCATAACGAGCTTTTCAGCTTCATTGGCATCTAGCCTTACCTGCATGGCGTCGTTTTTCATCATCAACCCCTCACCCGGGAACCCGGCGATGATCCACTTGCCCATGTCGGCTGGCTTCCGTTCATCAGTGTCAGCCATAGCATCATCGTCGGCTGACGCTGCGGCGTGCTCGACGGTAACCATCTCGGTTACCTCCGGCTTGACGCCTGGGGTATTGCTCAGAACGTCAATCATGAAGTCGAGCGCGCGCATGAACCTGGGGTTAGCGCGCACACGGTTGACGTTGTTCCTGATCTGCAGCCTTTGGCTAGCCGCCGAGCGCATCTCCTTCTCGCTTACGCCAAACAGGGCAAACAGACGCATGACCTTTTCTACCGCTTCTTCCGTGGTAGCCTCAGCTAGCGGCGCGGTGATCTCCTCTTCTTCCTTCATCGTTTCGAGCTTCTTAAGCTCAAAGCTCGTGATCCCAAGCAGGTGCTCAATGCCGAGCAAATCACCCACCATGCGCAGGATAGTACGCGCCCTGCCATCCTGCTCAAGCTCATTTGCCAGCGCGCGGATGCTATTAATGATCGACATCCTTGCAAGCCGCTCGACGCTCTCAGGCATGCCCAACTTCAGCAGCAGGGCATAGATTGCTTTCTGGTAAACATCGTTGAGCGCGGCTTTAACCACCGAAGCTTCAGCAACGGCAGCGGCTGGCGGTTTAGCTGTCAGGTACGTTACCAGCTTCTTAAACCATACCCGAAGCTGATTGTCGTGCATCAGGCGCTCAGCCATCGGCGCGATAGCCTCAAGCACGTCATGCTTCTTCAAGACGATCGCGGTGGTCGGAACGCCTAGCAGGTGCATGAGCAGCACAACCTGCTTTTCATATTGCCTCGGGAACACCGAGAGCATCTTTTTGACATCGTGCGAAAGCCCAGTGACATCCATTAGGCCACCATCATCCTTTGCAGCATGTCGGCCGTGCTGGTGCTTCTCATCTTGCTTGCTGGCCTTCTTTTCTGCCAAAAAACGTTCCTTGAAGATTTCTTTCATTGTTTGCATGGCGTGCTCCTCTTTTTTAATCGCCTTGATCTTGCGCTGCTTTTTAGCAGGTTTAGCAGCTGCGGTTGCTTTGTTCTTGTCGTCCCCTCCATCATCCTCACTTTCATCCTCCCCATCTTCGTCCTCATCTTCACTCTCATCTTCACCCTCATCTTTGTCCTCATCCTTATCATTATCATCAGTATCCTCTAGGGAAGAAAGATCTAGGTCAAGCGGCGCCCGCTGACTTGCACCGGTTCGTGGTTTGAATTTTTTATCTTTATCACCGTCTTCTTCATCCTCTTCATCTTCATCCTCTTCATCTTCATCTTCATTCTCATCCCCGTCCTCGTGCTCATCCTCATCTTCATCCTCGTGCTCATCCTCGTCTTCGTGCTCGTCTTCGTCTTTATCCTCATCTTCGTGCTCGTCTTCGTCTTTATCCTCATCTTCGTGCTCGTCTTCGTCTTTATCCTCGTCCTGGTCTTCGTCCTCGTGCTCATCCTCATCCTCGCCCTTGCGCTCATCTTCGTGCTCGTCCTCGTCTTCATCCTCGTCTTCATCATCGTCCCTGTCTTCATCCTCCTTCCCATCTTTATCCTCGTCATGCTTTCTAGCAGCAGCTGCGCCTTGACCAGTAGTTGCTGGCGCCAACTTAGGCCACTCTACGTCAACGACGTCGAACTTATCGGCTAGCATGTTGATGACCTTCTCGACGTCATCCTCTTGCCCCAGCAGCTTAGCGAGCTCTTTCTCCGCGGCGGCCGCGTCCTTCTCGTTGATGTGGACCTTGACCACGCTCCCATCATCGAGCTCGAGCCCATAGGTGACGGTGTCAACCGCATCATTCAGCTCGTGGGCCTTGTTGATGTAGTTGTAAACATCGGTTGGCGTAATTCCGTTCTTGAGGTTCAGCTTGCGGCGGAGCAGCTTGAACTCGTAATCCTTCTCAGCCGTCACCTTGTCATCTACGTCGGTGGCGAACTTGTTCTTCTTGATGTCCACCGTGTCCTCGTGAAGGATATTGATAAAGCGGGGCTTGTTCACCGCCTCGTGCCAAGGCGCAACGTACTTAACCCGCCGCTTAAAGTTGCGGCGGCGGCGCGTGATAACCTGCCCGTTCTTGACGAACAGCGGCCTAGCAAAGGGAGCGATGCCCCCGGCAGCCGTGGCGCCAGCGGTGGTGGCGCCTTCTCCCCCACCGCCTTCTCCGTCCTCAAGCAAAGAGCGAATAAACTTGAATGCTTCTTTCACGGCAACTTGCCTCCCGCCTTGAAATAAGGAGCGAATGGTTTCACCATACAGCACGGCGACAAGCTGCTCCACGCTCTTGCTCGCCATGATCCCCTCGATCAGCTGCTCAACCTCCTGCTTGGTCTCAGCGAAGTTGGTCAACGTTCGGCGCAGCGCCTCCGGGGAAAGCCTGAGCTCGCGCCCGTCCTTCAAGATCAGCTTGTACCGGCCAGCCTCACGCTTGAACGAGCCGAGGAGCTCGTCGAGCTCCGCCAGCGCTTCCCGCAGGATCGCCACGACCTTGGCCTTGAGCGAGGGCAAGCTCCTCACCTGCAGCGACCTGGCCAGGTTAACCGCGGTGGCCTCCGGCGTTTTCCCCTTGAACTGCTGCAGCAGCCGCTTGGCGGTGCTGGCCAGCGCGAGCTGGCGCTCGCCGAGCAGGTCAGCGATCCTGATCTTGGCTTGGCCGAAGATGCCGCCGCGCCGCTCGAGCGGCGCGTCCTGGTCGGTCGTCAGGACCGTGCCGGCCACGAGCCGGTCGATGTAGTGGTTGAACGCGTTGAGCGCGGTGAACAGGTCCCGGTCAACGAGCTTAACCTGCTGGCCAGTGCTCGGGTCCCTGATGACTAGCCCCTCGGGCTCCGGGTCCGGCGCGCCGGCGGCCGGCTTAACCACCCGTCGCAGCAGCACGGCCTTGATGGGCAGCTTGAACCGCTCGGTGATGAGCGCGTTCACCCGCTCCCTCGCCAGCTTTGCCTCTGGGCGGTCCTTGACCGGGAGGGAGGACAGCGCCAGCGTCGCCACGGCGTGGTTGGTCAGGTGCGGCAGGTCCGCGTTCGGCTGCTTAAGGAAGCGCTTGAGCGCGGCAAGCTGCCGGTTGACCTCGGCCTCGACCGTTTTAGGCAACCGGAGCGGCTTGGCGGCGGCGAAGGTCCACCGCTGCGGCTCGGTGAGCGCCTGGAGCTGCTCCCCGTCGGGCGAGGTGAGCAGCTCGACCGTGACCGTAACCTCCTTGCCAGCCAGCGCGCGCCGGAGCGCGGCGAACCGCGCCTGCGGCGTAGCGCCCACTGGGCGCAGGAGCACCACCTGGTTCTCGCCCTTGTGGTACCGGAGCGCGTTGGGCTGCTGGCCCTGCAGGACCTCGACCTCGACGACGTCCCCGGGCGCCAGGTGCTTGAGGAGCACGCGCTCAACCTGCTCGAGGGCGGCGTGCGCTGCCCTGATGGCGTTGAGCCTAGCGACGCGGGGGATGTCAGCGACCGACCTGAACCGCGGCGCCGCGGCGGCCTTGCCCTCCCTCGAGGTGTAGAACCCAGCCTCATCCACGCCAACCCAGAGGTTCACGCCGTCCAGCTTCTCGGTGATGACCGAGGCCCGCAGCGCCTCTACGGCGCGCAGGAAGGCATCAACCGGTAGGTCTTCAAGGTGCGCGATGCCGCCTTCTAGGAGCAAGGCGGGAGTTACTTGACGTAGCAGCATTGGGTGGGTGAGGGTCCAAGCTGCTTATTTATAAAGGTTAGCCGCCTAGTGGGGCAAAAGAAAGACAGGCCAATTGGCTTGCCTTCAGGCAAGCGCTGCCAGCGCGCGCGATCTTCCTGTCTCGATCGCAGCTTGGTAGCTGCGGTCGTTGCTGGTAGGTAGAGCTTGCCAAGCGATGGCTGGCGGCTGGGAACAGCCGCCAGCGCTGGCTAGCCGCCGCGCCAGGCGCGCGCTGTTAGCGGCCGACGGCGGGCGGCTCGTTGGCCGCAGCGGGCTGCTGCGCCGCGGCGCCAGCCTCGCTCTTCGGCTCCGTGTCCTTCTTGACCGAGGTTAGGAGCTCAACCTCAAGGCTGCGCAGAGCCGCCTCGAGCTTAGCCACCTCAAGCCGGGCCTTCTGCAGCTCTTCCCGCCAGGTGGTGTGGATGGTCACAAGCGCCTGGGTTTGCACGCTCAGGTTCGCCACCTGGTACTCAACGCCGTCCACCGTGATGGTCTTAGGGTTCTCTAGTGCCATGAGAGCTTTTTCTCCTATGTTTCGATCAGGTTGATGATAGAGGCTTCCTCTCCTTGCTGGCCGCCAGCTGGTTGCGCTGGCTGCCTAGCGCTTGCCAGGCCGACGTTAGCGGCCGACCTAGCTAGCTTTAGGGAAGTTCCCTTTGGTGAAAGGGACGTGATATTTAACGAAACTTGGTCCCAGCCAAGCAGCAGTCGACGCCCGACGCCGGCGGAGTTCCGCGACTTCAGGCAGTCAAAGTAGACCTCGCCCGCCGCGCGCATTGAGTCCTCCTGCTTGATGCCGATCACGTAGTCGCTCGTGTTGATCTTTGACATCCCGCCCTGCACGTGGCCCTGGTGGAGCTTCTCGGCCTCCAGCGCGCTGCGGCCCAGCTGGGAAGCTGAGATCATGACGCAGTCGTAGTCGAACCCAAGGCTCCTGATCTCCTCGGTTACCAGCTTGTCCTTGATGAACATGTTCTCGAACGAGACCTGGTGGGTGCTGCCCATGATGTCGATGTAGTCGATCACGATGAAGTCGGGCTTAAACCCCCTTGCCTGCTCGAGGTGCTCCAGGTAGGAGCGCACGTGGTGCACGTTGGTCCGGTTCTCCGGCAGGCGCTTGATGATGAAGTCCCCGGCCTGGCGCGTGGCCTTCACCTTGTCCAGCAGCGCCGTGACCTGCTGGACCTGCTTGGCCAGCGCCTCCTGGGCGATCCCGGTCAGCATCGAGTCGAGGCGCCGGCTGATGACCGCCTCGGACATCTCCAGGCTGATGTACACGCCGTTCAGCCCCTGGAGCAGGAGGTTCTTCGCGAGGTTGAGCATGGTCATCGACTTGCCGCCGCCGGAGTTAGCCAGGAAGGTGATGAGCTCCTGCCTGGCCAGCCCGCCGCCGATCAGCTCGTCCACCTCAGGCCACCCGGTGGAGATCAGCTCGCGCTCGGCGAGCGTGCGCTGGAGCCGCGCCGCGGTGTCGTGGAAGTAGTCCATGCCGATGTCGCGCTGCAGCCCGACCGCGATGGCTGCCCTGATGTGCTCCTCGATGGCGGCGTAGTCGCCCTGCTTGAGGAGCTCTGGGCCCTTGAGGATCGCCTCCTCCATGGCCTTGTTGCGGCAGAACCGCTCCACCTCGTCCGCGACGTACCGCTGCTCAGCCTTGGTGATGGTTGCCAGCTCAGCCAGTTGGACCCCGCTCTCAGCGCGCACGGTGGCCAGCGTTGGCGCTGCCTTGTACCGCTCAAAGTACTCGATGGCGAACCGCACCGCCTTCTTCAGCGACGGGTCAAAGTAGCTGGGCTTGAGGATGCCCACGCAGGTCGCGAGGAGATCGCGGTCCGCCAGCAGGCAGCTGAGGAGCAACCGTTGCTTCTCTAGGTCCATGGGGTTAACTTCAGGGTTAACGGCAGTGGAGGGCAACGGCTAGCTTGGCCTCCGCCCCACCGCAGGCGGCGCGCGCCAGCTGGTAGGCGGTCCAGGCGAGCCCAAACCGCACCACCGCGTCGTTCACGTCCGCCGCGCCAGCAGGCGCGAACGTCAGCTCCCACCCGTGCTGCAGGACCTCCTGCGCGAGGGCGGCGCCGTTCTGGTCCTTATCTATCACGAAGATCAACCGGCGGCGGCTGCGCCGCAGCAGCTCTACCTTAGCGGCGCTCAGCTTGCTGCCAGCGAGCGCGAGCCCATCGACCATCATCGCGTCGAACACGCCCTCCGTCACGAAGAGCGGCTGCGGCGCTGGGCGCTCCAGCAGGTCGAGGTTGAAGAGCACGGCGGTGCGCGCCACCGGCGCCGACAGGTACCGCGGCGTCGCCGCCTGGTCGATCGCGCGCGCCTGCCAGAAGATGAGGTGCCCCGCGCGGTAGAACGGGATGATGACCCGGTCGCGGTAGCGGTCCGCCAGCGAGAAGAAGAAGGGGTAGCGGTCAAGGTTGACCTTGCGTGCCAGCAGGTACCGCACCAGCCGCTCCTGCTCGGCGAGGTGCGCCTGGGTGGCGCCAAGCCGCAGGCTGCCGGGCGGCAGCTTGGTGGGCAGCGTAACGGTGCTCACGGCCTTGAGGGCCTTGGCCGTGATCACCTCGCGCTCCTCCCGCGGCGCGAAGAACGCGGCGGCCACGAGCGGGTCGAGGTCCTCAGCGGTGAGGCCAAAGGCGTGCAGGACCGTGCGCATCGCGCGCGAGAGGTGCCCGCTGCCCGCCTCGTACCTGGCCGCGTGGCCGCAGTTGAAGCAGTTGTACCCGATCGCGTCGGGCTCGAACTTGAACCCGCCGCGCTCCTTGTAGTCCGCGCACACCGCGCACTTGACGGCGTGAAAGCCCTGGGGCGACACGCGCCCCAAGGGCACCCGCGCGCGGATCAGCGCCTCGAGCTGGCTAACCTCACCCATCGCGCCGCGCGCCGCGCGCCTGCTGGAGGTCCTGCAGGTGCTGCATCACCTTAACGGTGTACTGGTGCTGGTCCTGGTCCACCGCCCTAGCGCCCGCCGCGCCAAGGTTGTACGCCGTGGCCAGCTGCTTGACCGTGTTGTGCCCCTGCGCCTGCAGGAGCAGCAGGTAGCGGCTGGCGACCGTGAGGTTGAACCGCGGGTCATCGATCAGCTTGGCGATGACCTCCTCGTCGGTGCGCGTGTGAAACTTAAACTCCTGCCACAGCGCTGGGTAGTGGCCGAGCACGTCCCGCGCGGTGGCCAGCTTCACCTGCGCAACGCCGTAGTAGCGCTGGTTGGGCTTGAGCCCGTGCTCCTGCCCAGCCACCTTGTAGGTAGGCAGCGCGCCCGCCTTGGTCTCCTGCAGGATGATCGCCTGCAGCACCTGGGGGTAGCGGTGGCCATCCCGCCGCGCGATGTCGTACGCCAGGGCGAGCAGCTCCGCCTGCGACAGCGTGAGCTTCGCCGGGGCAAGCACGGTGAGGCCGCCGCCGCGGCCGGTGTCGAGCGGCACGCTGAGCACCGAGGTGGGCGTTGAGGCCGTGGCTTGGCCAAGCGTGACCGTCGTCGCGGCGATGAGGCCACCAGCGATCACGGTGAGGGCGAGGTTACCTAGCTTCATGGGATTTTTTTCTGCTAAAAAAGCGCGTGAGCGCGCGGTTCTCTTCCGTTCCGTCAGGCTTACTCGCTCCTGCTCACGCAGGAACGAAGCTGACTTCCTGCTTCACTGAGGCTGGTTTCGCCTTGAGCTTGCACCCAAGGCCAGAGCCTTCCTCTCCACAGGCGTTACTTCCGGCGGAACTCGCCGTAGAGCCGTTCAGGATGGCCAGACCGTAAGCCAGAAAACTCGGCGGCCTCTTCAATGCTGACCATCTTGCGAGGCATGATCGAGCTATACGCTATTGAACAGGGAAAGTCAACCTTTATCGAAACTGTTCAAGCCCCACGATCGTACCACGTCGCCCAGCAGCTTGGGAGCCGGCTAGCTGTGGTTGCCAGGCTGCCCTGGGCAGCTGCTGACCCAAGAGCTAGGTGGAGCAAGCTGGGCCTAGCCAGGCCCAGCTGCCTGGTGAGCCTAAGCTAACCGCGCTTAGCCCATGAACTGCTTGGTGGCTGGGTCGAGCTTAGCCTCGGCCGGGTTGGTAAACTCCGACCCGATCAGCCGGTCGTCAGCCAGCGGCACCGTCATGATCGACTCCGTGGCGGCCACGGCGCCGCGGGGACGCTTGACCTTCACGTAGTTCGAGTGGAAGAAGTCGAGCGCGTTCATGCCGTTGCTGAGCCGGGCCTGGGACATCAGGTCCCACAGCTCGTACTTGTCAGCGTGCGGCGACGACACGATCTTCTTCAGCCGCGCCTTGTCGATGCTGTGCATCGGGTCGATGTCGATGTAGTAGATCGTCCCGTCCTTCAGCCGCTTGACGACGGCGATCTCCCGCAGGATGCCGGTGTCGCTGACGTCGCACAGGAAGATGTGCGGCAGGCTGGTGGGGGTAAGCTGGATCTCGTTGGTAGCTGCCATGAGGCCTCCTCTCTCCGCTTGTACGTTATGCCGGGGGTGACGGCTGCCCGTTTTGAAGAACCCCGACGGAGCGCGGCGCGCTCCTAACGCTTATTTAGCGCGGTTGGCGAGCAGCGGTTGATCAGCTCGGGCGCTGGTCAGGTAGCCCTGCGCGGCTCGCTTGGGCGCCGCAGCTGAAGAGCTCGGCGAACTCCGCCGCGTGCGCCGCGAGCTGCTGGAGCCCAAACTTCCCGCAGAACTGCATGAAGTGGAAGAACGAGAAGCGGCCGCGCGCGGCCAGCGCGGCGTCGAGCACCTCGGCGATGAGCGCCCTGATCGCTGGCGGCTGCGCCGCCAGGTTCAGCAGGAGGTTGTTCTCCTCGTAGAGGTCCTGCACGCGGTGCACCCGCTCCTCGCCGGTGATGGGGTCCTTGAACGTCCAGGTCTCGTTCATGAGCTGGGCGCGCTCGTAGGGGTCAGCGTACGCCTTCAGGAGGCGCCGCTTCAGCACCCGCGGCAGCGCGGGGAACACGTTGTCGCCCCGGTCGCCCCTGAAGCACTTCTCGAAGAGGAAGTACCCAGCGTCAGGCACCCCGCACACCTCCTCGACCGTCCGCGGGGTGCCGGTGTCGGGGTTAAGGAGGGTAACGTTAGGGTACTGCAGCAGCTGGACGAAGTCCTTGTCGCCGGAGACGATGACGACCTCGTCGCCCGCGGGGGCGAAGCGCTGCACGTAGCCAGCGATGAGGTCATCGCCCTCGAGGCTGGGGTGCGACAGGCACACCAGCGCGGTGTGCTGCCTGGCCAGCTGCTCGAAGGCGGTCATCAGGTCAAAGAAGGGCTGCAGCGCGTCGTTCCGCAGCCGGTTGGCCTTGTAGACCCGGCCTGACCGGCACTCGCTCGAGCGCGTGTAGGCCTTGCGCCAGTTCTGGCCGCCCTCGAACGTGACCGTCAGCTCGCTGGGCTTGACCTTCTTGTAGTACCGGTTGAGCGAGCTGAGGGCCATGTGCATGGCCAGCCCCGCCCGCTCGGCGGGCGAGTCGCCCTCGGCGTGCTTGCCGTGCGCCGCCGCGACCCTGAACAGCAGGTTCGCCGTGTCGACGATCATCCGCCGCATGCGCTTTTGCCCCTTCCAGCCCCTAGCTGGCGCTCAGCGCTTGATGATGTTCCCGTGCTCGCCGCTCAGCAGCGGCGTCGCCTCCGGGTTGACCACGTCCTCGCCGCCCTGCAGCTGGTCCTGCGTCACGCGGCCGAGCAGGACGAGGAACAGCTGCACGAGCTCCTCCTCCGTGATCCCCTCGAGGCCAAGGTCCCGCAGCGAGCGGGTGAAGGCGGCGTTCCACCGGCAGCTCACCATGAGCTCCCCGCGCTCGTTGACGCCAGCGGTCTCGATGCACGCCCAGGGGCGCTTGGTGAAGCGGTGCCGCAGCTCGGCGAGCGCGAGCAGGAGGCTGCCGCCCCAGCGGCGCTTAGGGACGGGTTGGGCAGGAGCGCTCATGCCACTCCCTTCAGCTGCTTGACGCTGGCCAGCGTGGGCACGAGCTTGGCCGCCAGCGCCTCGCGGGCCACGTCGCGCAGGAGCGCGGTCAGCAGCTCGTCGGCCAGGGCGTTGCTCAGCGTCACCGGGTCAGCGAGCCCGGCGGTGAGCTCCTGGTCCGTCAGGACCAGCACCTTGCCGCTCTGGCCGCGCTTGGCCTGGATGATGAGGTTGAACCGCTGCTCTCCTTGGCCGGTCACCGGCGCGGGCTGCACCTGCACGTCAAAGGTGATGGCCCAGCGGCCGTGCTCCTGCGTTACCTCCTGCAGGCGCTCCTTCAGGGCGCGGATCGCCTTCTGGGCCTGGACGAGGTCGGCCACGCTGCTTAGCTCACTCATGGCTTGCTACCTGTGGAAAGATGGTGATAGGGTGCCCCCGCGCGAGCAGCGTGACCGTGCCACGCTCGCCCACGAGGAGCGCTGGGTCGTCCGCGCCACGCAGGACCGCGGTGAGCGCGGCCGCCGCGTAGGTGAACGCTAGCGGCTCGGCGCCGCCTGTTCCAACCCGCTCGGCTGGCAGCTGCCCGATGACCGTCAGGGCATCAGCGCTGGCCGAGTCGGTGAGGAAGAAGGTGGGCTGGCCGCCCGGCTGCACGCTGAGCGTGACCTGGTCAGCGCCCAGCACGCGAGCCCCGTTGAGCAGCGTGGCGAGCTGCTCGCGGGGCAAGGGCACCAGGACGGCCGGCGCGTCGTTGAAGCTCCGCGGGGCCTTGATGGCGCTCGCGCTGGCGCAGCGGTAGACCAAGGTGGCCTGCCCGTGGCTCAGCACCAGCTGGGCGAGCTCCTCGCGGTCGGTGGGCTTGACCGCTAGCGTCACGCCGGCCAGCTTGCCGTCGGGCGCCAGCACCGTCAGCCGCTGGCGCAGCTTGCCAAGCCGCGCGAGGCCAACCCGCTGCGGGAACCGCGGCACCTCGTGCGTGGAGATGAGCCCGCAGGTGCGGTCCGGGTTGATGCCCCGCGCGGTGCCCTCCTCGATCAGCACCTCGTCGATCCCGGCTAGCGCGCACGCCGCGAGGAGGTCAGCGAGGCGCTGCAGCTCAGCTTCGGGTAGCTTCATGTTAGCAAGGTTCTCAGGTTGGTTAAAAGCTCACCAGCGAGTTGAACAGCACGGTCTGGGGCGTGGGCACCTCGCGCCCGATGGCGGCGAAGATGCCCTCCAGCTTGCTGTCGATCATCTTCTCCTCGGTCTTCGCCAGGTCCACCTGGAAGCGCGCCAGGAACCACGCCGGGAAATCGGGCAGCTCGGCCGGGAACGCGATCGAGGTGTACCCGCGCTCGTTGGGCTTCAGGTAGAAGAGCAGGACCTTGTCGCCCGACCGCAGCGGCCGCGCGCCCGGCTCAACCTCCTCGAGCAGCTCGTTGTAGTTGATGGCCGCCCTGACGTGGCCGGGCAGGTTGAGCCGCCCGCGTCCAGCCCGCTCGTGCTGCCGGTAGGCCGCCCAGGCCGCGTCGAGGTTATTTACCTGCTTCGCGACGCCCAGGCTGAACGCGTGCTCGGGGCTGCGCAGGAGCTGCTGGCGCTGGGCGTTCACGAAGGCCGCGACCTCGTCGTAGCTCGCGCCGTTGAGCAGCAGGTCGATGGTCGCCTTCAGGAACTCCTGGATGACCTTCGGCGTGTCCGCCTTCTTGATCTCGGAGCCCTGCGTCTTCAGCTTGTTAACCGCTGTGCCCTCCTGGTCGACGACCTTGATGACGTACTTCTTCTTCGTCTGGAAGAGCCCGCGGCTGCCCACGACCTCGCGGCTGACCCGGATGAACCCGTCGAACCCAGGCTGGCAGTTGAAGGCCGCGCGCATGAAGCCGGGGAACTTGGCGTTGAGCGCCGCCGCCACGCCGTCAGCCACCGCGACGGCCTCCTCCTTGGTCGAGGCGAACGTCTTGTAGTAGACGCTGTCGGTGTCGCCGTAGAGCACCGCCGGCGAGGCGATCTCATAGTCGACCTGCACGGTGCCGTCCTTGGCCTCCGTGCGCCGCTTCACCAGCGGGTGCCTGGTTCCCGTGAGGTGCTCGCCGATGCTCTCCATCATGAACTGGGTCAGCCGGCGGCCGGTAGCGGTCACGGACGCGCCGAGCCGCACGTCCCCGAAGCGGAAGGCGTCGTTCAGGAGCGCGCCGTACAGCGAGTTCATCGAGATCTTCTTCGTCAGCTGGAGGAGGTCATAGTGCTCCTCGAGGCGGCGCGCCTCGGCCTGCTCGGCCCCGGGCGGCAGCTCCCGCGCGAGCTGCGCGTACCGCTTCTTTTCCGCCTGCAGGCGCTTGCGCTCGCTGTACCAGTAGCCAAGGACGGTCGGCACGAGGCCTGGCCCGTTGGCCTGGGAGAACACCGTGCCGTAGGCCGAGACCGCCCAGCGGTGCTCGGCCAGCACCGCCTTCCACTCCTTGGCCGGCAGCGTGATGGGCTCGGCGCTGCCCTGCGGCAGGAACGTCAGCGGCTCGGCGCGCTCCTCCAGGAGGGCGAGCCAGTCGTGCTCGTCGTGCGGGTTGGTGAACTGGCCCACGATCATCTCGCTCGAGGCGTTCAGCGACCGGATCACGTTCGGGTACAGGGAGTTAACGTCGACCGAGCCGACCCACTCGTGCAGCCCAACCTTCGGCGTCAGCACGACGGCGCCCTCGATCTTGGGGTTCTGCGTGATGACCTTGTCGTTGACGATCCGCCCCAGCTGGTGGTGCGCGTGGTTCATGATGCCCGTCTCGACGTACTTCACCGTGCCCAGGATGGCCTCAGGGGTGACGGTGTTCTCGTGCGCCATCTGGTTCACGAGGGCGATGAACTTGAACTTGCCGTCGAGCTGCTGGAGCAGCTCGACGTCCCGGCGGTTGTACAGCAGGAAGCGCTCGAAGTCCTGGGTGTACAGCTGCTCCAGCGTGCCGCTGTAGCTCAGCTTCGGGATGGCCAGCTCCTCGCTGGCGATGCTGGCCAGCGAGTAGCTGGTGCGCCCCTCGAACGTGAACTTCTTGAAGAGCCGCAGGTAGTCGAGGTGGTTCTTGCCCTTGATGACGTACGTGAGCTCATCCCCACCGAACCGCTCGACGAGCCGCTCGGCGGGCAGCGGGGCCTTGTGGTGGCCAAGGCCCCTGAGCGCCTCGCGGCCCAGGACGAGCTCGATGCGCTTTACCAGGTAGGGAACGTCGAAGAACTCGCTGTTCCAGCCGCTGACCACGTCGGCGTCCCTGATCGCGTCGAGGAACCCCACCAGGAGCTCCAGCTCGGTCCGGCAGAGCTTGACGGCGCCGTTGACGGTCAGCTCCGCCGGCGGCTCGCCTGCCCACCCGCTGGGCGGCACCGCGAGCGTGAGGAAGCGGTTTAGCCAGGCCTGGTAGACCGTGACCGCGTTGACCGGGGCGTAGGGGTTCGCCGGCGACGCGAACCCAACGGCCTGGGTGTACGCCACCTCGATGTCGAAGAGGGCGGTGTGCAGGGGCGGGACCGGGCGCCCGTAGTAGTTGTCCATCAGCACGCGGTCCAGCGGCGCGACGTCGCTCTCGAAGCGCCGCGGGTGCCGCGGCAGGGCAGCCTGAAGCTCAGCCTCGCTCTCAAAGTCGAGGCGCTTCAGGCGGTCGCCGAAGATGGACACGTACGGCCCGTCCGGCGCCGGCACGTAGAAGTAGCACGGCGCCGGCCACTCGCGCAGCAGCCGCTGGCCCGTCCGTACGTCGCGCTCCAGCACCAGGACCGTGCCGGCGGCGCGGTCAGCCCAGGCAGCGACGTAGTTAGTCGTGGCCTCGCCGGCGGGCTCAACCGCCGCCGGCGCGCCCTCAGCGCTTGGCCTCATACGCTACTTGGGTGAGCTCCACGCGCTCGACAAACGCGTCAACGTACTCCCCGTGCTGCCAGGCAACGGCGCCGATGGGGGAACCCTCGCCGGCGGCGGCGGCCTCGATGCCCTTGACGAGGTCCCCGACGGCAACTGGGCCGTCGCCCTTGACGGCGAGCACCAGCTTCAGGGTCACCTCAAGCGTCTGCGCCATCACGCCTCCGGGCCAGGCGCGCGGCTCTTCAGCGCCTCGATGGCGGCCTCCAGCTTCTCGAGCTCCTGCAGCTTCTCGTCGAAGCTGTTGTTGACGAACAGGCTGACCAGCTGGTTGAACAGCTTTGGCTCGATGCCCAGCTCCTCGACCGCCGTCTCGCGCAGGCCGCGGATCGACTCCTGCTCGTCCAGGATCCGCTGCTTGCACAGCACCGTTTCGTCGATGTACCCGTGCAGCTTCTGCTTGTCGACCGGGTTGCTCAGGATGGAGTGGATGTCCCGGGGTTGCTTTCGTTGCTTCTTCATGGCGGTTGTCCTCAGGTGAAGTGAAGGAAGGTGAAGCGAAGCGGGCGACCGCTTCGTTGCCAACGGCTCAGGGATTCTACCACGGATTCTACCACGCTGGCGCGCTGAGCTAAAAGTTTTTTTCGGCGCTGCGGCTACCGGCGTAAAGGAAGGCTCACTGCGCCTCGCGCGGCTGAGCCTCGACGATGGCGTTGACCGTAGCCTCGTCGAGCGCGACCTCGCCGGTAGCGACGGCTAGCTGCTCAGCTGGCTCCTTGGCGTTAGCCTCGACGACGAAGAGCCGCAGCAGCACGTGCTTGTCCCAGCTGTCGTCTGGCTCCTTGCCCTCGAGCCGCGGGTGCTGCTTGATGAGGAGCAGGTGCGGCTGCCCGGTGCTCTCGATGAGCGAGCCGGCGATCTGCCCGAGGAGCGCGCCCGCGGCGTTGGCGCACGCCGCGTAGCTGGTGAAGGGGTGCGACCGGATGACGAGCGCGCCGAGCGCGCTGCGGTCAAGCTCCTTGAAGGCCGGCGCCTCGAACAGCGCCGGCACCGGCGGCGCGGTGATGAGGTACGAGAACTTGCTGAGCTGGGTTGCCATCTTGGCCTCGGCGCCTGAAACGCTACTGCAACCGCACGGGGACCTGCTGCAGCTCCCGGTGCGCCAGCGGGTGCTGCTCCGCCAGCGCGAGCGCCTTCTCCTCTAAGTAGGCCTTCGGCTCGATGAGCACCTTGGCCTGCACCCTGAAGTCGGGCCCGGTGAGCACGCGGCGCAGCTCGACGAAGTCCCCCAGCGCGTCAAACTTGGTCGTCACCCGCACGGGCACCAGCTGCTCCCCGCCAGCGGCCCGCGCGAGCAGCGCCTCGGGCGGCTCGGCGTCGTCAGCGGGGTCAGCTGGCTCTTGCGCCCGCTGGGCGGCTAGGTGCGGGAAGAACTCCGGGTTCACCGCGACCTCCTCCACGACGGGCGCGCCCGGTGGCACGAGCGCCCGCGTGAGCTGCTCCGCGGCAGCGGCGGCCGCCAGGTCCGAGGGGAACGGGCGCGAGACGATGGTCACCGTGGCGACGTTGAGGTCCGGCGCCACCAGGCTAGCCGTGGCGCTGCCGGTGACGGTGACCATGTAGCTGGCTGGCAGCACCTTGCCGATCATGCTGGGCCGAGCACGACCTTGCCCCGCAGCGCCGTCGCGGCGCCGTCGCTCAGCACGGCGCTGGTGGCGGTGCCGCCGACCAGCTCGGCGGCCGGGTTGACGTACGAGCCCCACGGCAGGGCGCTGGTTGGCGGCTGCTTGGCCACCAGCAGCTGCAGCGGCGGGAACACGTCCTCGACCGCCGGCGCGTCGGCCTCAAGCTGCACGCCGGTTGGCGTCCGCCCAACG